TTTCTCCTGATGATAATATTAAAGGAGTTAGCGGGTCATGCAAGTTAAAAATGAAAATGCTGAAAAATGTAAACCTAAACGATCAGTCTATCCATAATACTGGTTCAGGTAAACATAAGCAATACGATATGAGATGTGTTTCTCCTGAGTTACTAAACGCTCAAGGGAATCAAATAGAAAAAAGTTTTAATGGTAAAACAAGCGAAGTCATAAAACATGTTCTTGAAAAAGGTTTCAAGACTAAAAAACAAATGGATATATCAGAGACAAAAGGAAAACGAAGAATTGTTGTTCCTAGATCTCATCCTCTTGATGTTATTAAAATGATGAACACAGAACATGTTTCAGACAAATATAAGTCATCTACTTTTGCTTTATTCCAGCAAGGAGACGACCAAGGAGAACACAAATATGTGTTTAAGACTTTTGAAGAATTATTTGAACAACAAGAGGTTGTAACCTTAAAACAATCCACAACTTTAAATTTTTCTAGTGATAATCAAGAAGAAAGACAAAATTCAATAATGTGGTTTAAGCCATCTTCTTCTTTTACCACTGAGCCAAGAGCTCTTAGTAAAACAAGCGAGCATGCTATAGATTTGACTACACATAAAGTTATTGCTGCAGATAAAAAAGATCAGAATAAATTTAAATTTGCCGATAGAGAGCCTGTATATGAAGAAGCTCCATCTTATATTGAACAAAAACCAATTAAAATGCCATATATTCATGACAAAGCAAATAATAAAGATAAACACGGAACTTCAAAAGCTAGAGTAGATAGAGCAGACTTTCTTTCTCATCTTGCTCAAAACTCAGCAGAATTAGAATGTTATTATAATCCTAAAATCAAACTTGGTAGTATGATAAAATTAGATATCCCTAAAAAATCAGATCAAGAAAATGAACAGGGAGAAGCTCATTGGAATGGTAAATGTATGGTTGTCGCAATCAGAACAAAATATAGAGTGGCCAATGAACCGCCTCATTGCACAATGGTATTAAGAGTTGCTAAAGCATCATTTAAGAAAAATTCTGATAAGAAAGGTTGATCATGAGACACGAAGATGATATTTTTAGTAGCCTTTGTATAGCTGAAGTCAGAAAATTTAAAGAAGATCCTACTAAATCTGGCCGTTGTAAAGTTAGGATTTACAATCAACATAATGACGAACAAGAAATTAAAGATGACGATTTGCCATGGGCGAGCGTGTTGCACCCCATAACTTCTGCTGCCACAGCTAAAGTTGGTATCTCGCCATCTGGATTAAAGGTCGGCTCTAGAGTATTATGTTGTTTTCTACCAGAGGATACTGCTAGACAGTATCCGATTATTCTTGGTTCTCTTGCTCGTGGTGATAAACCCGAAGGTAATGATAAAAGTAATGGTGGTGTTGCGAAAGAATCTCAAGATTCTGAAAAAAATTCTGGTGGAAAAATTAAAAAAGCTGGTCCTGATAATCCAGCTAGCGATGGAAAAACACAATGACTAAGGCTTTTGAAGATAAAAAAACTGTTTTTAATAATAAAGCAGTTTTACAGCAAGAAAAACCAGATTTAGAAAAAGCCAAATATGCTGATGCTCCATTTGTCGATACAGATAAGGGCAAAAAGCTGTCAGATGTTCGTGATAAATTTGCTCCTAATGCGGATAAACCAACTACGGCGTCTGCGGACCCACAACAAAAGAATTTACCAGACATTCTGAAAAAAGTTGATCCTCAGAAAAAAGCACAAGTTATTCCTCAGCTTTATGAGCAGATGAATAAAATGAAAAATGTTATGAATGCTGGTGCTGCTTCTGGTGGAGGAGCGGGAGCTGGTGGTGGTGATAATCAAAACCCAGCTGGTAATGCTGCAACAAATGTAATTGTGGAAGAGGCTTTTACTGGCGCTCTAGCAATAATGGTTAGAAGGTATGGATTTGAGCGTGTAATATCCGTATTATTACTGGCATTAGAAGGCAATGGTATCAATTTAATAAACACAAGATTTAAAAATATTGTAATAAACGCAATATCTAATTTGATAAGATTGGCTTTATATTATGGACCATTAAATATCCCAGTTTCTCAATATGATGATACTATTTTTGGAGATATAGTACCAGATCCAGTTGTGACTGTTGTTCCTAATCTATATATGAAACAATACTATACTCTAGAAGAAGATCCATATCCAGGATACGTTGAATGGTTGTCGCCTGATGAAACCACAAGAGTATGGACAAGAAAAGAAACAGGTTCATATCGTTTCAATAATTCTAATGAAGAAATTTTTTCATTAGCAGAAACAGCATTAGCTGAAGATCTAGATCCATATTTCCAATTAGATACTATTCTATTACTAACAGCGAAAATACTTAATGACTTGTTAGAAAAACATTGTCTTAGAGTTGATGCTGACGTTCTTGATATAGCATTAGGTAACAATGCTGGAGGAGGTCAAGGAAATCAAAACCAAAACCCTGCACAAAATGGAGGAGGAGGTGGAGGTGGTGCTGGTGGTATGGGCAGCATGATGGGTATGATGCAAGGTATGCTTGGTGGTAATTTAAAACAATTGATTGGAAATTTTGAACAAAAGCAATTACCAAATTCTGTTCTTGATCAACAAAAAATGAAAAAAACAACACAACTTTATACACAAGATATGTCTTTGAATAATAAAATTAAAACCTATGGTGAACAGATATTTGGTGATGGAGGAAACGGCAATATATTTGGAAACATGGGAGGACAATCTGGTATATTAGGAGCTTTTGGCGGTCAAGGATTTGGAGGCATGGGTGGTTTATTAGGTGGCCTTGGTGGGTTTGGAGGTCAATCTGGTGGCGGTGGTGGAGGAATAGGTTCAGGTATTCCGACAGGAGGTTCTGGTGGTTCTACTTCAGGAGGAGGTTATTCTGGAGGAGGAGTATCTAATACTGGTTTAACAAACATCAGTCAGTTACTGACTCTTATAGGAATATCATAATGGCCCAAGATAGAGATAATTGTAAATTACCACAAGATCCAATTAGTAACAATCAGATAGATCCAAAATATGGGTATGTTCATGGCGAATGGGATGCTTGTGGAGGTCATAACTTTACCTATAGAAATCCAGAGGAAGATACAAAAACGTATCATCAAGTATTGTCTCCTAGTGGAAAATATAAAACAATTGAACATAATGATAAAAAGAAAGAATTAGTAACAGAATTAAATGTTGGTGAAACAAGAGGATACACTAAAGGTGGCAAATCTACACACGTAGACGGACATACAGATAGCAACCATGAGGCAACATTTAGAATAGAAACAGCTAAAGATTATGGGAATGCTATAAAAGGTGATAGATATATCGGAACAAACGGTAAAGAAATAAAGTATACTAAAGAGGGAACTACCAGAGGTCATCAAGGTTCTTCTTTAGGCACTAACGATACAACTGATAAAGCCACGCAAAGAAAAACTGTTGATGGCGATAATCAAGTGCATATCAAAGGTCATGATGTTCGTATGTCAGAAAAGAACTATGTTCAAGTAGTTCAAGAAGAATTGGGCATCCATAGTGGTGGTAATCAAGATTATTATTCTGATAAAAAATATCATGTATTTTCTAAAGATGCTTTCATAGCAAACACGGACAGCACTTTTGATACCTGGTCAAAACAAGATATGACTATGCATTCAGAGGCCAAAGGAAACTTTAACTCTAAAGGCGATATGACCATAGAAAGCGATTCTCAAATCACTATAAAAGTAGGAAGTTCTAAAATAACAATTACCAGCAGCAAGATAACCATAGAAGCTACTCAGATAGAAGTTAAGGCTTCAGGTTCTAACGATCTTGAAGGTCATCCATTAAAGTTCAATGGTGGTGGAACTTCTTCTCCTCCATTCACAGTACCATAAGAGAAAATAAATGGCAATTACAAGAGCAGACACATTAACTGGCACCCTAAAACAGAAAGAATTCTTTTCTGATTTTTTAAACGATATGGATAAAACACCATATGGGGACCAAATTGGTAGAGTAGTTAATGAAAATGCTGTGAATCAATCTTTACGAAATCTCATCAAAACAAGTTTAGGGGAAAGGTTGTTTCAACCAAACATAGGGTCTGATATATACAATTTATTGTTCGAACACAATCTTTCTGAAAATTTAGATTTAGTTGATCAATTTATAAGAAATACAGTAAAATATAATGAACCTAGAGCTCAAATAATAGAGGTAATGGCGGAGCCAGATGGCCTTAATGAAAACTCTATAAATATAGTTATTAAATATAATCTGATAAACAACCCAGAACCTATAACTCTAAACATTTTACTAAAAAGAGTTCGATAAATGGCAGCTAATAGTTCATTAAATTTAAGTTCTCTAGATTTTGATACCTTAAAAGGCAACTTCAAAGAATTCTTAAAGACACAGTCAGTCCTTAAAGATTATAATTTCGATGGTTCCAACATGTCGGTATTGTTGGATGTTATGGCGTATAATTCATATTTGAACTCTTTTTACCTGAATATGGTCGCCTCTGAAATGTTTTTAGATTCAGCACAGAAATATGATTCTGTTGTATCTCATGCTAAAGAACTAAATTATCTTCCTAGAAGTTCTCATTCTTCTGTCGCCAACGTTTCTTTTACGGTTGAAACTTCTGGAATTGAAGGGGGATTTACTGTTCCAAAAGGAACAAGATTTTTTGGAACCAATTCTAAAGGAACTTTTTCTTTCGTAACAAACGAGATAAACACATACACGTCAAGTAACTCTGTATACGCAGTAGATAATCTACAAATATATGAAGGATCTTATTTCAGAGATTCGTTTGTTGTAGATAATGATATAGAAGATCAAAAATTTGTGTTATCAAATCAAAATATTGATGTTAATAGCGTATCGGTTCAAGTTATAGAAAATAATGATTTTATCAATCCT